TAAATGTATTTGAAAAAGAATACCCTGAATTGTCTAAAGGATTCAAAAACATCCAACAAGAACAATATGAGATGTTTGCATCAAAACATTTAGACTATGGTTTAAGTAACATAGCATTAGGTGGAGATATTGTTAACAATGAGGGTGATAAAAAATTCTCACTAACCGGGTTGGCTATAAGATTAACTGATAAGGTTTCACGCTTAAGAAATTTAATGGTTAACGGAAAAAATTATGTTGAAGGTGAAGGAATGGAAGATACCTTTATTGATATTGCCAACTACGGAATAATTGGGTTACTTGTAGGGCGAAACCAGTGGAAGAAATAAAAAAATATGGCTAAAAAAACACCAAGTATAGTAAAAGAAATCCGTAACAGTCCTCCCCAGGAGATAAACTATGCGTATCAAAAGAATATTTCATACTCCCAAATGTCAATTTACAGAGGTTGCCAACACCGATGGAAATTACAATATAAGGATAAGATTAAACGGTTTACTTCTTCAATTCATACTGTATTTGGTACAGCCATTCATGAAGTAATGCAACATTATCTAGATGTAATGTATGAGACTAGTGGGGCTAATGCTGATAAAATAGATTTGGAAAAATTATTCCAAGAAAAATTTATAGGAGAATACCAAAAACAATATAAATCAAATAACTCAGAACATTTTTCTTCAGCAGAAGAAATGAGAGAGTTTTTTGAAGATGGGATTGGCATTTTAAATTGGTTTAAGAAAAAAAGAAGTAAATATTTTTCAAAACGAGGTTATCATTTAGTTGGTTGTGAAATTCCTATCACAATCGCGCCTAATAAAATGTATAATAACGTATTATATTTGGGGTATTTAGATGTTGTCATGTATAATGAGAAAACAAATAAATTCAATATTATAGATATAAAGACAAGTACTAGAGGTTGGAGAGAGCAAGATAAAAAGAATGAAGACAAACAATTCCAACTCCTCTTATACAAACAATTCTTCTCAGAACAATATGGTATACCCTTAGAAGATATTAATATAGAATTTTTTATATTAAAAAGAAAAGTATTAGATTGGGATGATGAAAAATTAATGTCACCCCATCAAGCTTATAGGGTACAAACATTTACTCCCCCTAGTGGTAAAATAAAAATAAATAGAGCAAAAACTGCTGTGAATGATTTCATCAACGAGTGTTTTGATTCTAATGGTAAAATAAAAGAAAAAAATTACCCAAAATCCCCAAGTAAATGGAATTGTAGGTTTTGTGCCTATAGCCAAGATAAAAAAACTTGTGGAGAAGGTATAATCTACTGATATTTTTATATACGTATCAAGAAAAATTAAATTAAATATTATGGCAAAAAATGAAATGACACTGACTAGTGTTAAGATCCAAAGTGATTTATTCGAGAATTTTAAAATTGAATGTGTGAAAAGAAAATTTTCTTTCCAAAAACTTGCTGATCGGGCAATTTATTTGTATCTTACAGATGAAGATTTTAGAAAACAAGTTACTAACCAAACCAATCTTGAACTATAAATTAGATTAAAAATGAATAAAAGTTTTGAATATCTCCCTAAAGATAAAAGGAAGAAAATATTATTAATATGTGATGATATTAGAGTACATTCTGGTGTTGCAACTGTAGCAAAAGAAATTGTAGTACACACTGCTCATCATTTTAATTGGGTTAATTTAGGAGGGGCTATTAAACACCCTGAATCTGGAAAAAGAATAGATTTAAGCTCAACTACTAATGAAATTCTAAATATAAAGGATTCATCCATAACTTTATACCCAACCTCGGGATATGGAGACCCTACAATCTTAAGACAATTATTGGAAATCGAAAAACCAGATGCTATAATGTTAATTACAGATCCAAGGTATTTCACATACATTTTCAATATGGAACAAGAAATCAGGAAAAAAATCCCAATTACTTACTTAAACATTTGGGACGATTATCCAGCACCAATGTATAATAGACCTTACTATGAGGCTTGTGATTTATTGATGGGAATTTCTAAACAAACGGTTAATATTAATAAATTAGTTTTAGAAAACCGTGAAGGTAATAGAATATTTAAATATGTACCCCATGGTTTAAATTCTGATATTTATTTTCCTATGCCTTGGGAAGATGAAAAATTTATTGATTTTAAAAAGAAAATTTTAGGCACTTCAAATCCTAAATTTGTATTATTTTTCAATTCTAGAAATATTAGAAGAAAACAAATCCCTGATGCTATACTAGCTTTCAAACACTTCTTAGATCAATTACCTAAAGAAGAAGCAAAAGAATGTTATATGGTTCTCCATACAGAATTAGTATCGGACCATGGTACAGATTTATCAAAAGTAGTAGAATATTTCTTAGGTGAAGAATATGAGAATAATGTTAAATTTTCTTTAAATAAATTACCACAAAATGAGTTGAATTATCTGTATAATATGGCTGATGCTCAAATTTTATTAACTTCTAATGAAGGGTGGGGACTTACACTTACTGAAGCTCTTTTAACAGGTACTCCTATTATTGCGAATACAACAGGAGGTATGCAAGACCAAATGAGATTTGTTGATGAAAATGGAGAATGGTTTACACCAAGTGCTGACATCCCTTCTAATCATAGGGGTACATACAAAGAACATGGTGAATGGGCTTTCCCAGTTTACCCTACTTCAAGATCTATTCAAGGTTCACCTGCAACACCTTATATCTATGATGACAGATGTAGATGGGAAGATGCTTCTGAAAGAATAAAAGAAGTATATGACCTAGACCCCGAAGAAAGAAAGCAAAGAGGTTTAAAAGGTAGAGAATGGGCTATTAGCAAAGAAGCAGGTTTCACATCAAAACATCAGGCAGATAGAGTTATGGAAGCTTTTAATGAGCTATTTGATATTTGGGAACCTAGAGAAAAATATGAAATTCATAATGCTACCGAGTACCGAGGAAAATTTTTAAACCACAAATTAATTTACTAAAAAGTTATAAACATGAGCAAACCAAGATTTGTAATATCATCCCCTTTTGACACATACTCAGGTTATGGTGCGAGGTCTAGAGATATAATTAAAGCAATAATTGAACTTGACAAATATAAAGTAGAATTACTCCCCCAAAGATGGGGGGCTACTTCATGGGGTTTTTGTAAAGACCACCCTGAATGGGAATTTTTATTAAAACACACAACACCACAAGATTGGCAAAAGAATCAACCCGAGATCTGGATGCAAATAACAATTCCTAATGAATTCCAACCAGTAGGAAAATACAATATTGGTTTAACAGCAGGTATTGAAGCTACTTTATGTAAGGGTGAATGGATTGAAGGTTTAAATAGAATGGATATGAACTGGGTTTCATCAGAACATTCTAAGATTACATTTGAGAATTCACAATATCAAAAACAAAATCCCCAAACTAAACAACCTATGGGTGATTTAAAAGTAGAAAAACCAATCCACGTGATATTTGAAGGAGCAGATTTAGCTACTTATAGATCAATTCCCCCTACTGAGATTAAAAATATAAATTTAGATTCTATAAAAGAACAATTTTGTTATTTATTTGTAGGTCATTGGATGGAAGGTGAATTAGGTCACGATAGAAAAAATGTAGGATTACTGGTTAAAGCATTTTTAGAAACTTTTAAAAACCAAAAATCAAAACCCGCCCTTATATTAAAGTCATCTGTAGGTTCTCCTTCGTATATGAGTAGGGATGCAATCCTAGATAAAATTAATACCATTAAAAAAACAGTAAATTCTAAAAATCTTCCAAACATATATCTTCTAAATGGGGAGTTTGATGATTTAGAAATTAATGAGTTATACAACCATCCTAAAGTAAAATCTATGGTTAGTTTAACTAAAGGAGAAGGATTTGGTCGACCCTTATTGGAATTTGGCTTAACAGGTAAACCTATTATAGCTTCTGGATGGTCAGGACATTTAGACTTCCTTCACCCATCAAATGTTACATTACTTACGGGAGAGTTAGAAAATGTACACCATAGTGCTGCTAATGACTGGTTAATTAAAGAATCTAAATGGTTTCAACCTAATAGTGGAGAGATAGGTAATTCTTTAAAAAATGTTTATAAAAAATA